CTTCCCCATGTAAGGAATGCAATAGCTCGCGCTCCGCAATCTTCTCTGTCTGATTCGATAAAGAATAGTGTAGAGTCAAGAGCTAAAGCGATTCTTACTAGATTAGGCGGACATCCGTCGATGAGTGAGTTAGCATTACTCGATGAATCGAAGGAATGGGAACATTCCGAGCCTGGTATCTCTAGTCCGCCACCCCCACGTATTGACGAAGATGGTTCGGACGATGCAGATAGAGAAGGTGGATGGCGTCGTGAAACTCCACCAATCGTTAAAGAACTAGAAAGTAAGAGCTTTGCTGAAAGTGCAGCGAATAATTACATCACACAGGTAGTTGAAGGACTTCAGAAGTATATTGCTGAGGAACCTGATGCAGCTGATAAAGCTGAAGCCCAGGCACTACTTGCTCGATGTAAAAAGCTTGCTGCTAAAGAACAAATGGATATGGGGGAACTCAGTGAGATTCTTAGAATCATTGATCCCAATCGTTCTATACATCTGAAGGGAGGGAACAAATTGTTCTCGGATAGACAGCTTTTCGAGTTACGTAATGCTCTTGGTCTTGAGGACGAAGCAGATGGCGATGCTATCATTAGCTCGATCCGAACGAAGTTCGGTGAACTTGCTGATTTACGCGACGCTGTATCTGCTGCTGATCAAGAGAAGATGTTTGCAGAGAAGTATCCGCAGTATTGGGAAGAGCATCGTAAGCTTATGGAACGGGATCGTGAGAATGGTGCTCATCGCTTTGCTGAGTCTGTTGCCAAGGTTCGCAAGGCTGAGGGTTACGGATTCAAGGAGACTAAGCAGGGTCTTTCTTCTGCTGCTTTGTCGAAAATCGAAGATGCACATAAGAAGCTCTCTGAAAATGCTCTTACTGTTGAGGACTTCGAAGAGTGCATTCGCTCCATCGTTAATGGTGGCGTCGTAATGTTCGGTGAGATTGGTTCGACTGCTGAAGATGACGTTCCTGAGCTTGATCTTGATACTCCGGCCGGCGTTACTAGCGCAAGGAAGGTCTTTGCTGAGGCAGTTGCAAAGTATCAGCGCGATAATCCTGATGCTCCATACATGACGGCGCTTTCCGAAACTGCTAAGAAGCATCCGGATCTTGCTGAAGCATATCGTAAGACGATGGCCGCGTAGAAAGGTGGTGATTATTCATGGCAACTGGTAACTTCATTCTCGATAAGGGTTACGATGTCTCCGGAGCTATTACTAAGTATCGTGCAGTAAAGTATACGGCAGCGGAAGAGGTCGGCCCTGTTACTGCTGCAACCGATAAGATTGCAGGCTTTGCCCAATTCAGTGTTGCTACTGAAGAAATCGCCAGAGGTAAGGGTGCTTCGGTTCGCATTGACGGTATTACCGAAGCTGAAGTTGGCGATGCTACCGACATTGCTGTCGGTGATTGGGTTGAGATGAAGGCAGACGGTACTGTTAAGAAGGCTGTTGCAGCTTCCGGTAATCGTGTTGTTGGTATGTGTGTTGGGCATCCTTCGACAGACATCGGTGATCGCATTAGTCTTCGTCTTGATGTCAATGGTCCGCTTGTTGGTGCGGCACTTCCGTAACAGGAAAGGTGGTGAATAACTAACAATGTACGATCCCGGTGAACTTTATGTAGATCCCATCTTAACCAACTTCTCGGTTGGTTATCAGGATCAGTCGTTGTATGGTGAGCGCATCTTTCCTGTAACGCCTGTCGATACACAGTCTGGTCGATATCGTGTATTCGATCGCTCCAACTATCTCGTCCATGAATCTAGGCGTGAGCCTGGAACCGTTGCGAACGAGATTTCTGGCGCACGTTGGTCGGAGGATACGTTCGAAACTAGCGAACATTCGCTTCAGGCTCCAATCTATGACGAAGAGCGTCAGCAGCTTACATCTCAGGGTGGTCTTGCAAATCCTGTATTCGGTGGCGCTTTGCAGCTTAATCCTGAGTTGGATGCAACTGCATTAGTTACGCGCAGTCTCCTGCTTAAGCATGAGTTAACTGTTTCTTCGTTAGTGCGTGATCCTGCGAATTACGCTACTGCCAACAAGACCGCACTTAGCGGTGCATCTCAGTGGAATGACTACACCGGCGGCACAGCGTCTACCAGCAATCCTGTTGCTGACATTATGATCGGTATGCGCGCAGTGTATGCACAGACCTTCCGGTATCCAAATACTCTTGTGATTCCGGCTCTTGGTATCAGCTACATCGAGAATCACCCCCGCGTCATTGATCGTTTCAAGAACTTCGCTCTTACAATTGCTGATGCATTCCAGATTCTTACTGGATTCCAGGGTCAGATTCTTGCAGTTGACTCACTCTACAACGCAGCTAACAATCTTGATGCTACTCCGGACATTACTTCGTTCTGGGGCAAAGACGTATGGCTCGGTGTTGTGGATCAGGCTGTTGGACTTAATCAGTTCACGTTTGGTAAGACGTTCGCACAACGGTATCCTGATGGATCAACTCGCCCGACTGATCGTTGGCGCGAGGAACCCCGCAAGGCTGACGTTGTTAGAACTAGCTACAAGTATGATCTTAAGATAGTCGCTGCTGGTGCTGGCTATCTTATCCAAAATGCGTTTAGCTCCAGTGCCTTCTAAGGGGAGATGAGGAACTATGGCTAAGATGTACGCATGGACTACATTCCGAACCGAAATTGATGAGAATGGCCAGACTAAGAAAGCTGTCAAGCCTGGAGAAGAGGTAACTCAGTCCAAGCTTGGTGTTTCTAATGATGAGTGGGACTATCTCATCGAGAACGGTGCAGTTCGTGAAGACGAATATCCTGATATCGAGGATACGAAGTCTCCTGCTGAACATATCCGTGAGCAGCTTAGAAAGCCTCTTAGGGATCGCGTTCGACGAACTGAAGAAATCGAAATGCCTAAGGCAGATAGTAAGACGGAGCAGAAGGATAACAAGTAGTGGCACTTGCGTCGTTAGATGATATCAATATTCATCTACCTGACGACAAGATCGAGGTGGACTCCGCACGATACGAGTTACTGCAATTAGATGCAGAGCGTGTCGTGCGGGGCTATCTCGCTGGCTACATAGATCCTACTGTCTTAGTTACCTGGACTAGTCCAGAAGCTACGCCTGATCTAATACGTGCAATAGCTGGTAGATTAGTCGCAGCGTTCTACTACCGCGAACGTTACTCTGAGGATTCACTTGCTGATCCAGAATACGCTAAGCTGAAGTATGACGAAGCAATTGCATGGCTAACAGCTATTCAGCTAGGCACGATGTCAATCGGTGTAGTTGTTACAGGTGGAGAATCTCTAACAGAGAGCGATTTCTGGCCTAATGCTACAACTCCTGGGCCAATCTTTACTATGGATCAACAACTGTAACTAATGAGCGAATATATTTCTGTAGACCTAAGCTTCGAATGGGCACAACCCAATGATCCCCTTCTCGAAGCTAGGAGCATTCGCGAATTAGCTTCACAATTAGAAAACTTAACACCTGTTCTTAGGGGCGCACGAGAAATCGTCGTATCCGATGTTCGTGAGCACTTTGAAGCAGAGCATAGTCCAGGCGGCGATCCTTGGGCAGATTGGTCACCCTCATATGCACCTGTGGCTGAGCTTAAGAATATAGGCAAACTCAGACGTAGAGATACACAAGACCTGTTTCAAGCCGCAACTGATCGAATGAACTATCCTGTACTAGGTAATGATATGTTCATTGATACTACTAGATTTCCAATTTATTGGGCTATTCAGCAGTATGGTGGACTCATTATGAGTGGTGCCACTGTAGTCCGTAGATATTCTAAGAGAAGGCGCAATGAAGCAGGAGCCTCTGATCATGGTAGGATTCCCGCGCGTCCCTATCTTGGAATGAGTGCGGAAGCAGAGATGGCTGTAATTGTCTTATTCGATCAGTTCATATCTAGAGAAATCATTGGTTGGATTGAGAATCCGCTACGTGGCCCTGGTGCTATGCAACCACGTATGAGAGGCGGAGTGTTTGGAAAGATTCCAGGCATATGAGTGTTCTGGAACTAACCAACATAAGCCAGCCAAAGGATGCAGCTGATTATCTTTATCAGCTATTACAGGATAAAGGTCCAGAATTCGGTCTTGAGAATATTGAGTACGATTCTAAACTAATTAGGCGCTATCCTGCTGCTGTTATTACTCCCGGCAGGAAAGACAAAATTCAGCATTCTACGCAGTTCTTTCGCGTAATCCTGGAAGTAATGATTGGTGTGTATCATGCTAGGTTAACTGAAACCCACAGGGAGCGTACACGTAACGACCTGATCTTATGTGAACAGATAGAAGCAGCAATAGAGTCTGAGCAACTTGATTGGGGTCAGCGTGTAACGCAAGCATGGGTAAGTGAAGTAGCGCCTGGTACATTTGTCCGACCTAAAGGTGAACAAGTAGTTGCATCACGAATGACAGTTCTGGTTGATACCAGAGAAATAATGTCGAAGGGAGTCTGACGTGGCACTCAAAATAAAGGTCACGATGCCGGACTTTCCTAAGGGAACAACGTTTGGCATCAATGGATTAGGCATTTTCGAAAACGGTAAGGAACGTGAGGTCACGCCAGAAGAAGAAATGGCCTACGTTACTCAATTCGGAATGCCTGTCCGAGAAGGTGTCAGTGGCAGTTCTAATATCGAAGTTAGTGGAACTGCCACTGTTAAGACATCGGACATTCCTCAGGTTGAGGATGCTGTGTTTGTCGAAGATCCCGCAGGTTTAGAAGTAATCGAGGAGAAGTGATCTTATGCCCATTGGCTTAGGTGGCGGTGGATGGGTCGGTTGGGCATTAGAATCTGTAATGGGCACATATGTGTCCCCTCAGGTCTATATCCCGATCATCTCAGAAGAGTTTCGTTATACTGAAGCTAAATACTACTCGCCGCAGATTCGTCAACAGACGATAGTTTCTGACGTTCAGCAAGGCTATTACCATATTGAGGGTCCAATCGTCATGGAAGTTGATCCTAACTTCCTGCCATATGTTCTATACTGCTCTCGTCATAGTATTGCCAAATCTGGTACTGGCCCTTATACATACAAGTTCACGCCTGCATCATTCGCATCGGCTGGAACAGCTGCAACAGGTGCCGTACCTAGAACAGCATCAGTAACGATTAGCCGTAACGATCAGATTTTCGGCTATACTGGCTGTGTTGTTGGCGGTTATGAAGCTACTGTGCAGGATGGTGTAGATAGAGTTACTCTTAATATGCTTGGTTTGGCAGAAGCAACAGAAGCAGGACCGTTTACACCTGCATGGGTAGATCCAGTTCTATACGGTGCAGCCACACATTCAGTGTATGTTGACGCTGCTGGACTTACTCCTGCATTTGCGTCGCCGTCAGTCGATCATAACGGAATTACGATCACGTCTAACTTCAATGCTACTGCACAGAATCGTATCGTTAGGAGTCGTGCAGCAACGTACATTGCATTCGGTGAGACTGAAGCTCAGTACGAAACAGAACTGGACTTCATTGATCGTACTGAGTACGACAATTACGTCAATACCTCACTCAGAGCATTCCGGTATGAGTCAGTTCATGGTGCTGACTTCGCAACTGGTACTGACGGTTGGCGCTGCACTGCTTATCGTTCGGCGTATGACGCATATGATGTCAATCTTCCTGGTATGGGCGACATCATTATGGCAACAGGTGTTGTCGGTAGAATGTTAGGTATCGCTGGCGGCGATGCTTATTCTATCGAAGTTAAATCAGCAGTGAGTATCACGTAAGAAAGGAGAGGTCGCAATGCATGCAGCACATTACGTACACTACAACGATAAAGACGGAGCGGGTAATTCAAGGCAGACGTTTGCGCTTATATTAGCTTCACATGAAGATGGTACTAAGGACTTAGCTGTCTTCTTCGAAGGCGAAGATGGCGGATTGCAGATCCATAGTAACG